GCCGAGACAGCGCATTGATGTCCGCAAGGGTCATGAAGGTCGGCGTGGCGTCCCGACCGGAGAAGATGTCCTTCACGATCGTGCGGGTGGCGCGACCCTCGAACTGGAAGATGCCGGTCAGGTCATCCTCGGCAAACCGCTTCAGCACCTTCTCGTCATCGAAGGGGAGCGCGTAGAGCTTCTCCAGCGTCAGGTCGTCGACCATGTCGATGACGTCGCCGACGATGGTCATGGTCTTCAGGCCGAGACAGTCCAGCTTCAGCATGTTCAGGTAGGCGGCGTCCCGTTTGTCGAAGGCCACGACCTCGGCCTCGTCGCCGTTGGTCTTCGTGGTCTTGTAGATCGCACAGGTGTCCGAGATCGGGATGTTCGAGAGGACCATCCCGGCGGCGTGGATCCCGAGAGTGCGCATGTCTCCCTCCATCTCCCAGGACGTCTTCAGCTCCGGGTACTTCTTGACGATCGCCGCCGCCTCGGGAAAGGCCGCTGCGGCGTCCTCGGCCGTGTTGAACTCCCGAGGATCCCCGTGCGGGGTGTCCGAGATGAGCTCGGTGTACGGAGCGATCTCGAACGGCGGGATGCGAAGAGCCTTGGCCACCGCCTTGACGGCGGTCTTGCCTCGGTAGCGGGAGAAGTTGCCGATGTTCCCGACGTGGTCGTCACCGTAGACGGACCTGGCGTAGGCGAAGACCTCGTGCCGCCGGTCGTCGGCGTAGTCGGTGTCGATGTCCGGGTCGTCTGTCCGGCCGGGGTCCAGGAACCGCTCGAAGACCATCTGGGGGTAGAACATCGGGTTGATCTCCGTGAGCCGGAGGAGGTAGCAGACCAGAGAGGACGCGGCGGAGCCTCGGCCGGGGCCGACGACGATTCCGTTGTCCTTGGCCCACCCGATGATCTGCTCGTTGATGAGGAAGTAGTCGCTGAAGTCCTTCGGGATGATGGTCTTCAGCTCGTGCTTCAGCCGGGACACGTACTCCTCCTTCCGCTCCGCGTAGTCCTCCGCGAAGGCGGGAGAGGTCTCCTTCCGGTACTCGACGCCAGCGGCGATCCTCTCCATGAGCATCCGCGCAGGCTTGCCATCCGACTCGCTGTAGCGGATCGGAGGGGTCTTCGGGAGGGTGACGTTGCACCGGTCGGCGATGACGGCCGTCATGGCCACTGCGGCCTCAGCCTTGTCGGCGGGGACGTCGGCCGCGATCAGGTCGTCGACCATCTCCTGGTCCGTGAGCGGGTAGGTCGCCAGAGCGTCGCTGTAGTCGCGCTCCATGTCGTCGGGGGACATCCCCCAGGCGACGCAGTTGAGCATCCGCTGGACCGGCCAGTCAGCCGGGTCCGGGTAGTGGACGTCGTCCGTGGCGACCAGCGGGATCCCGGTGTCGTCCGCCAGGCGGCAGATCAGCCGGTTGATGTGCCGGGTCCGGTAGTAGTTCTTGAACCGCTGGATCTCAAGGTAGAACCGGTCTCCATAGCAGCTGCGGTAGCGCTCGACGAGGGCCAGCGCGTCGGCGTAGGCCTTCTCCTCATCGTAGGTCGGCACGTCCTCGTCGTCCTTCGCGGTCGTGACGGGAGCGCCGAGCAGCTCCGACTCGCTGTAGCGGTGGCCGACGGACTTGCCGCCTGCGAGAGTGCAGGACAGGAAGGAGTCCGCGCACCCGGACAGGACGATCAGGTCGCTGGTGAGCTCAGGGTCGAAGAGCCAGTCGATGTGGACGGTCGGGTGGTAGTACATCCCCTCGTCGTAGGAGCGGGTGACCAGCCGGGACAGCTGGCGGTAGCCGTTCTCGTTGACGGCCAGGATGGTCTGGTGGAACTTCTGTTTGGTCTGCGGGTCGGCCACGTAGGCCTCGACGCCGAAGATCGGCTTGATCCCGGCGGCGGTCGCCGCCTTCTCGAGCTGGACGTGGGATGAGACGGAGCCGTGCTCCGTGATGGCGAGCGCGGTCATGCCGAGCTCCTTGATCCGTTCGACGTGCTGCGCGGGGGTCCCGTGCGCGTCTCCGGTGCTGAATGACGTGTGAGAATGAAGGCTGACGAACTTCACTCGTTGATCCTTTCCACCTTGGTCCAGCGACCGGCGGGAACGACGACGTCTGCCAGGGTCTTGTCCTGGAAGGTGACCGTCAGGTTTCCGTCTACGTCGTTGATGATCTGGTCCGTGTTCTTGAGGTTGAGCTTGCGTTTAGTTCCGGCTAGGCCGACTCGAAGTTTCATGAGATCCATCATGGCATACGAGAAACACCCCCGCAAGCAGCGGGGGTGTTCTGTGGGGGTGGAGCTACAGCTCCCAGATGCCTTCCTCGCCATCGAGGAGGTCAACCAGGATGTCCGGGTTGTTGCCCTGGACCATCGTGTTGCTCTTGTCGTTGCCTCGTCGGACGAAGACTGCCGGAGCGGAGGTGACGCCGAGCTTCTTCAGGTCGTCGAGGAACTCCTCCACGGAGAGGTAGTCCACCGTCACATCGTGCTCGGGGTGCTTCTTGATCCAGTTGTTGAGTACCGCGTTCATCTTGCGGCAGTACGGACAGACGCTCTCGGTTTTCTCGTAGAAGTCGACCTGGATCTTCATCAGCCGAGCAGATCCGCGATGTCGTCGGCCGAGGCGTCGCCTTCGTCGGAGCTGCCGCCGACGGTGATGCCGTCGGTGATGTAGTAGTGGACGTTGACGTACTCGGTGCCATTCCAGGAGCGGAGCTTGGTCTTGACCTTGATGTCCTTGGCCTTCTCGACGTGGAACTTGCCGATGGACTTGACGATCGGGTCGCCGTTCTGGGTCTCGCCGTCGGTGGCGATCTTCCCCGCGTTGGCGTCCTTGACGAAGTCGTCGATGGTGTAGGAGCCACCGGAGGCGGCGACGAGGAAGGAGTTGAGGACGTTCACCTGGATGGCGAAGTGCTCGTAGCCGGGGTCGGCCGGGATGGCGAGGTTGTCGAAGATGCGAGCGCCGTTGTAGACGGCCTTGTCGCCGGTCTCCTCGATCTGGAGGGTGGCCACCAGACGCGGGTTGCCGTTGCGGTCCTCGGAGCTGAACAGCTTGATGAGCTTGACGTTGTAGACGTCCGGCGGCGGGGTGGGGCCGGAGTAGCGGGAGCCGGACTCGGCCTTGGCGGCGGTGAGGTCTTCCTTGGACGCCTGGATCTTGAACTTGAGAGCCATGATGAGTTACTTCTCTTCCTGCTCGTCGCCAGCGGCGAGGAGCTTGTTGGTCATTTCTTCGAGGGTGTGGTTTCCGACAGGCTTAGTGTAGACGCCGAAGCGGTCCTTCGCAAACACCTCCGGGGTCTTGGTCAGCTGGAGCTTGCGGACGATCTGGTCCTTGGCGCGGATCACCGACAGGTAGCCGACGATGTCCATCTGCGCACAGACCCAGGCCGCGAGGTCGCCCTTCTGACCGTGGATCGAGGGCATCTGGAACTCGTTGGACTCCTCGTCCGTCGCCAGGACGGAGAGGGCCGTGTAGAGCACGTTCGCCTCGGAGTTGTTCAGCCGCTCGATCACGGAGCGGAGACGCATCTGCGCCTCGCCGTACTCCTGGAGCTCCCGCTTGTAGGGGGAGCGGGACGGGTTGGACGACGTCGCCTTGCCGATGATGTCGGCCCAGATCAGGTCCTGGAGCTTCGTCAGCGAGTCGATGATGACCCACTCGAAGCGCTCCGGGTCGTCGATGACGGCCTGGACGGCCTCCATGAACTGATCCCAGGACTCGACGTTGAGGACGTTTACCTTGCTGCCCTGACGAGCGGCGGAAACCGTGCCGTGCTCGATGGCGATCAGGAGGTCGTTCTTGCCTGCCTCGCGGCCGGAGCCGGAGAAGACGGTCTTGCCGGAGCCGGACTCGCCGTAAATAAGAGCGTTGATGCTCTCCTTGATCTCGGACGCCGGGACGGCGGAATCGAGGATGCCCATCTGGTTAGTTCTCCTTGTTGAGGATGACCGGGGTCGTGTAGACAGCGGCCTGTTCGGGGGTGAGAGTGGAAGGAACCCACAGGGTTTCGGGGTCGTACTCGAGCTTGAAGCCTGCCTTGTCGAGAGCCTTCAGCATTGCGTCGAGCTGCTTCTCCAGGGGGAGGAGCTGAACTCCGCGATCATCACTGTACTCGCCGACCTTCGCCTTCACAACCTCGGGGGTGGCGTCGGGGGTGAACGGCGGAGTGATGACCGCATGAGCCTCAACGATGCCGCCAGGCGCGAACACCTGCCAGTCGATGACTCCTGTGAGAGTGGTCATTCCGTGACCACGACCTCGATGATCTTGACGTCGCCCTTGCCGACGATGTCGCCGCTGGCCTTCATGTCGTTCACGAGGCGGGAGATGGCGCGGGTGGCGTCGGAGGCCTTGACGCGACGAGCGGTCGGGGGCTTGAGGTCACCGTCGATGCCCTGCTCCTTCCAGGTCTCCAGGTCCTTGCGCTTCTTGTACTTGACGAGGTAGATCACGACTAGCTCTCCTTGTTGAGGTCGTTCGGTGTGTTGTGGGTGTGAGCTCCGTAGGGCTCCCAGTGACGGTACACCATGTCGGCGTACTCGGACCAGTCCTTGCCCTGCTCGTCGAGCTCGCAGATGTCTCGGAACTGGCAGAAGCCGCACTCCCGGGTGGGAGTCTTCGTGGCCTCCAGAAGGTTGTTGCGGACGAGACTCATGTGAGCCATGTCCACGCCGACCCGGTGGATCTGCGACCGGTTCTGAAGAGCCGATCG